TACTTATTTTTTTAGTCCTATAGATAATAATAGTAAATAGCCTTCACCTACCTGCACCTCTTATGAATGGAGGTTAAAATATGCTAGAAAAAGAGATTGAAAAGTCTTTAGTTAAAAGGGTTAAAGGACTTGGTGGTATTTGCCTTAAGCTAGTAAGTCCAAGTATGGATGGACTTCCGGATAGAATGGTATTTTTATCAGATGGGAAGTTTGCTTTTGTAGAACTAAAGGCAAAAGGAAAAAAGCCAAGGCCTCTACAGATGAAAAGAATTGATGATTTTAGGAAGTTAGGTTTTAAGTGCTTTGTTATTGATGGTAAGAATCAGATCGGTGGTGTGATTGATGAAATACTTTCCTCATGATTATCAAAGGTATGCAACGGACTTTATTATAAATCATCCAGTGTCTGCTGTTCTTCTTGAGATGGGACTTGGAAAAAGTGTTATCTCGCTTACAGCAATCAATGATTTAATGCTGGATTATTTTGATGTATCTAGGACACTTGTTATTGCACCTCTTAGGGTTGCTAACTCTACTTGGCCAGATGAAATAAAAAAGTGGGATCATTTAAAGCACTTAAACTATTCTGTTGTTATCGGAAGTGAAAAAGAAAGGCTTGATGCTTTGGGGAAACCAGCACATATCTATTTGATAAATAGAGAAAATGTAGACTGGCTTATAACTAAAAGTGGAGTTTCTTGGAAGTTTGATATGGTGGTCATTGATGAGCTTTCATCTTTTAAGTCCTATCAAGCTAAAAGGTTTAAGTCACTTCTTAAAGTAAGACCTAAATTAAAAAGAATTGTAGGGCTCACAGGAACACCTTCAAGTAACGGTCTGATGGATTTATGGGCAGAGTTTAGACTGCTTGATATGGGAGAAAGACTTGGAAGATATATCACTTACTATAGGCAGAACTTCTTTATACCGGATAAAAGAAATCAGCAGATGATATTTTCCTACAAGCCTAAAGATGGAGCAGAAAAAAAGATATATAGTCTAATATCTGATATTACAATATCCATGAAGTCAAAAGATTTTCTAAAGATGCCAGAGTGTGTCATGAACGAAGTGATAGTTACTTTATCGGATAAAGAACAAAAGTTATATGATTCTTTGAAACAAGATATGGTGTTATCCCTTGAAGAAAACGAGATTGATGCTATCAATGCAGCAGCACTTTCAAACAAACTTCTTCAGATGTCAAATGGTGCTGTCTATAACGATGATAAGGAGAGTCTCCATATACACGATAGAAAGCTTGATGCTTTAGAGGATTTAATCGAAGGTGCAAATGGCAAACCAGTTCTTGTAGCTTACTGGTTTAAACATGATCTTGAAAGAATAAAAGATAGATTTGATGTCAGAGAAATTAAATCAGCTAAGGATATATCGGATTGGAATGAAGGTAAAATTCCTGTGGCTTTAATTCATCCTGCAAGTGCAGGTCATGGACTCAATCTTCAAGCTGGGGGATCGACTCTAATATGGTTTGGACTGACTTGGTCACTGGAGTTATATCAGCAGACCAATGCCAGACTATACCGTCAAGGGCAAGATAGTACAGTTGTCATTCATCATATCCTAACTAAAGGAACGATTGATGAAGATGTTATGAAAGCCCTTAAGGCAAAAGAAAAAATACAAGATGCACTGATAGATTCAGTGAAAGCAAGATTAAAGTAACGAGGAAGAGAGGTTCTATGGAGAACTTACCTCAGATGGAGGTAAGAATGGATAAAAAAGAATATTTAAAGCAACACAGATTACTAAATCGAATTATTGAACTTGATTTAGAAGAACTAAAAAGAATTAGAGAGTTATCAGTCAGTGTTTCAAGTATTGCTTTTGATAGAGATTATGTACAAACTACCAAAAATACAAGAGCACCATTTGAGAAATGGCTTGACAAGATAAATATTCTTGAGATAAAGATAGCTAATGAAGTGAATCTTTTTATGGACTTAAAACTTCAGATACTTGAAACAATAGAACAATTAGAAAGTATTGATGAAAAGCTGGTTTTGAATTACAGATACGTTAAAGGTCTAGAATGGGATGAGATATGTTCCCTACTATTTGCAAGTGAAAGGACGATATTTAGGTGGCATGGAAATGCTCTAGCAAAGTTGAAACTGCCTGAAAATCCAATTAATATTAAAAGTTGTCAGCTAATGGCAGTTGATGGCAGTGATTGTCAGTAGATGTCATAGCATCAAATATGGTATGATATACTTGTCAGAAGTATAAATAAAACAGGGCCTTGAGGGATAAATCCTTCAGGGCTTTTCTTATGTATGAGAGGAGGTGGAAGGCTTGCCAAGAAAACCAAAGCGTCCATGTTCATATACGGGGTGCCCTAACCTAACTGAGGGTAGGTTTTGTGAAAAGCACCAGAAACAAGAGAACAAACGCTACGAGAAGTACGACAGGAATCCTGCTGTACGCCGAAGGTATGGACGAGTGTGGAAAAGAGTAAGAGATGCTTATGTTAAGGAGCATCCATTTTGTGAGGAGTGTTTTAAGAAGAAAATTTTAGTACCCGTAGAAGAAGTGCATCACATCAAACCTTTATCAGAAGGTGGAAATCATAATAAAAGTAATTTGATTTCTTTATGCAAATCGTGTCATGCGAGAATACATGCAAGTCGTGGTGATAGATGGAATAAAAATAAGGGGTAGGGGGAGTAAAATCTCTACAAACCTATCCACTGGGGAACGGGCGTGGGGTCTCACGCACAAAAAGAGAGGTTCAAACAGGGTATTAAAGAAAGTAAAAATTTAAGGAGTGATAATTTGGCTAAAGACGGAACATATAGAGGAGGAAGAAGGGTCAGAGCTGGAGATAAACCAAAGCCGGTAGCTGAAAAAATACAAGCTGGTGAAATGGTAAAAATACTAGCAAATGATATACCAGATGAATACTACGCAGAACTGGAATCTGTAGATTTACCAGAAGGGGTAGAACTTGAAGGCATGGATATGCCCAAACCAAGTGAGTATCTATCTGCTAAGCAAAAGAGTGGGATCCCGCTTGGAGCAGACCGCATATATAAAGAAACATGGCAGTGGTTAAAGGAAAGAAAATGCGAAAAGCTTGTAAACAAAAGACTTATTGAATCTTATTCACAAGCATTTGCAAGGTATATTCAGTGTGAAGAAGCAATCAGTAGGTACGGAATGCTTGGAAAACATCCAACCACCGGAGGTGTGATTGCCTCTCCGTTTATACAGATGTCTAGTCAGTTTCAAAAGACAGCGAACCTAATTTGGTATGAGATTTATGATATTGTAAAACAAAATTGTACAGAAATTTTTGAAGAAGAAAGTAATGATCCTATGGAAAGACTACTGAGAGGAGGAAGGTAGAAAATGATAGAAAAAGTAAATCCAATGCATCCTGATAAAATAGCAGATAGAATTGCTGGTGCAATAGTAGATTTAGCATATAAGATAAATGACAACCCTAAGATTGCAGTTGAAGTGTTAATTGGACACGGCGTGTGCCACGTTATCATAGAAACAACAGAAAAACTCTATCAGGAGCCAATTGAAAAAACCATTCATCGTATCGCAGGCGATGTGAAGGCGGATATTGTGATTGTTCCTCAAGATGTATATTTGACAAACAATCAAAAGAACAAGGTGCGCTGTGGTGATAATGGTATCTTTAAGGGAGTGCCTTTAACAGATGAACAGAAGGAACTATCAAAAATAGCAAGAGAAATTTATGATAAATATCAATTTGATGGTAAGTATATCTTAGATGAAACAAGGCTAATTGTTTGTCAGAGCAATGCTAAAACATCAGAGCTTAGAGAAACCTATCCCTATGCAGAACTAAATCCACTAGGAGATTGGACTGGTGGAACTGATGTAGATACAGGAGCTACCAATAGAAAACTTGGGTCAGATATGGCAGACTCCGTAACTGGTGGAGGACTTCATGGGAAAGACTTGTCAAAGGCAGATGTATCTGTAAACATCTATGCTTTTCTAAAAGCACAGGAGGTGGGCGAAGAAGTTAAACTTTGCTGTGCGATTGGAGATAGAGAAATTGATGGTAAGCCTTATGAAGAAATTGTAAGACTTGCGAAAGAATATATAGACTCCATTGGTGGATTTGAAAAATTTGCCGAGTGGGGTCTTTTTTAATGGGAGGAGTTTATGGGAAAAGAAATGCAGTATTATTTAGCAGATATTAATGACCTCATTCCATATATTAGAAACGCTCGTACCCATTCAGAGAGTCAAATAGCTCAGATTGCTGCAAGCATAAAAGAGTTTGGTTTTTTATCTCCGATACTCATAGCGGAAGATAATACAATTTTAGCCGGGCATGGCAGACTTGCTGCAGCTAGGAAACTTGGGCTAACGAAAGTCCCCTGTGTAAAGGAAAGCCACCTAACTGAAACTCAAAGACGGGCATATATTATTGCAGATAATAAGCTATCACTTAACGCTGGCTGGGATGAAGATATACTTGCGATTGAACTTTCTGAATTACAAGGAGCAGATTTCGATTTAGACCTTTTAGGTTTTGATGAAAGTGAACTTGCCAGTATTTTTGAAGATGATAAAGAAGTAGAAGATGACGATTTTGATGTTGAAGAAGAACTAAATAAACCATGCTTTTCTAAGGCAGGTGATATTTGGACACTTGGAAGACATAGACTTATCTGTGGTGATGCAACTAAAGAAGAAACTTACAAGAGTTTGATGGATGGAAAGAAAGCAAATCTTGTAGTAACCGATCCACCCTACAACGTAAACTATGAGGGCAGTGCAGGCAAGATTAAAAACGATAATATGAATACAGATAAGTTCTATAACTTCCTTCTTGATGCCTTTTCTAATATGGAAAAGGTGATGGCAGATGATGCCTCTATTTATGTTTTTCATGCAGACACGGAAGGCTTGAATTTCAGAAAAGCATTTAATGATGCAGGATTTTATCTATCCGGCTGTTGTATATGGAAGAAGCCGTCACTTGTTCTTGGCAGAAGTCCATATCAATGGCAGCACGAACCATGTCTATATGGTTGGAAGAAGAAAGGAAAACATCAGTGGTATTCAGGAAGAAAAGAAACCACCATATGGGAATTTGAAAAGTCTAAGAAAAATGCAGACCATCCTACCATGAAACCTATTGCACTACTCGCATATCCTATCACTAACTCAAGTATGAGTAACACTATTATACTTGATCCATTTGGTGGTAGTGGAAGCACCTTAATTGCTTGCGAGCAAACAGACCGTTCTTGTTACACAATTGAACTTGATGAAAAGTTCTGTGATGTAATTGTCAAAAGATATATTGAGCAGGTAGGAACAAATAAAGATGTATCAGTGTTAAGAGATGGAAAAGAATATCTATATAATGAGGTGACTGCTGATGAGTAAGGAATTAACTCTTGGCAGTCTCTTTGATGGAAGTGGAGGCTTTTTGCTTGGAGCAAAGCTATTGGGAATTAAACCAATATGGGCATCAGAAATTGAGCCATTTCCCATCAGGGTTACAACAAAAAGAATGCCGGAAGTAAAGCACATAGGGGATGTATCAGATATTAAAGGCTATGAAATAGAGCCGGTGGATATTATAACTTTTGGAAGTCCCTGTCAGGATATGTCAATAGCAGGGAAAAGAGCGGGACTTAACGGTTCTCGCTCTAATTTATTTTATGAGGCAATAAGAATTATTAAAGAAATGAGGGAGAAGACGAATGGAACAAAACCAAGATACATCGTTTGGGAAAATGTCCCAGGGGCATTCTCCTCAAACAAGGGAGAAGATTTTAAAAAAGTACTTAAAGAAATCTGTGAAATCAAAGGATATCAAATTGATTCGCCTAGACCTAACAGGTGGCAAAATGCAGGACTTATCCTGGCAGATGATTTCAGCCTCGCATGGAGGGTATTTGATGCTCAGCACTGGGGAGTCCCCCAGAGAAGAAGACGAATCTATCTTGTCTGCGATTTTAATGGAGAAAGTGCCGGAAAAATATTATTTGAGTCCGAGGGCATGTCTTGGCATCTTGAAAAGAGCAAATGCCCGTGGAAAAGAACTACCGGAAATTCTAAGACTTGCACTAGAAACGGGGTCGAAAACCTGTGCTTAAATGACCAGGGTGGTCAGAGGATGGATGTTCATGAAAATAAAAGTGGAACAATTACTGCAAGCGTAGGTAATCATCCACCATTAGTATTTGAAAATCATGGACAGGATTCTAGATTCAAAGGTCCGATTGATATTAGTAATACACTAGGAGCAAGTCTTGGAACTGGTGGAAATAATCAACCTTTTGTAGTTGAAGATAAAGTGGATATATTTGATGTCAGAATAACATCAGAAAACACAAAGAATCATAGAGCAAATATCTATGAAACGGATGTTGCGAGGACCATAAATACGGGTTTAAATTCACCGGACGCTAATCAAGGAGGTCTTGCTATTGTTTATTCAACAAGTAAAAATTCGCATCATACTGAGGCAGTAGAAAATTTAGCGAATACCTTAGTAGCAAGCGACTATAAAGATCCTCCAATTGTAAATGACATGGAGGGTAAAAAATATATCGTACGAAGGCTTACACCAAAGGAATGTGGAAGACTTCAAGGTTTTCCAGATGGTTGGTGCGATGGACTTGAAACAGAAAATCCTAGCAGTGAAGAATTGAAATTTTGGTCTGAAGTCTTTGAAACATATAGAAGAGTTGTAACAAAAGCTACTAAGCCAAAAAGTGAAAAACAGATAAGAAAGTGGCTTAAAAACCCTCATACTGATTCAGCCGAATATAAGATGTGGGGTAATGGTGTAGCACTTCCGAATGTCTGTTTTGTACTAGCAGGAATTGCTCATTTTTATTTTGAATAAAGTACAGAAATGACTTGCTATTTACAGCCTTTAGAGTGATATATGTACATACCAAATTAGAGGAGGTAAAAAGCATGGAATTAAAGTATGAAATGAAAGGTGCTGAAAGAAAAAGGTTAGTTCAGGCAATTGAAGATTTAACCGGCTACAAAGCCAAATACATGGGAATGCCAAGTGCAGCCTATGAGATTGGCGCATTTACTGTGAGTAAAGAAGGAACGGTTACATCAAAGACAGATGAAAACCTAGAAGATCTTGAAAAAATTTTAGCAGGTGATTATGGGATAGACCTCCCACAAAGGGAGACAGTGGCCACACAGGGGCTTACAGTGGCAATTTCAAGAGATAAGGTAAATTTATCCAAGCTAGAAAAAATCTTTGAAAACAAGGGCGATTTAATCAAAAAGGCACTAGGAGTTACAAGTCTTGAAATAGAGGAAGATGAAGAAAAAGTAAGTTTTCCTTGGTTTGAAAATATCGATAACGAACATCTAATGACATATACAAAATTCATTGCAGCACTTTGTAAGTTGAGCATAAATGCCAAACGCATTAACGAATCTTCCAAAGAAGTTATAAATGAAAAATATGCCTTTAGGTGTTTTCTTTTAAGACTTGGTTTTATAGGCTATGAATTTAAGCAGGATAGAAAGATACTTCTTGAAAAGTTATCTGGTTCTTCTGCATTCAGAAATGGAGGTCAAAAAGATGAGATTTCCAAGTAGAGATGTTGTAGAGGGGATAAGAAAAAGGTATCCGATTGGAACTAGAGTGGAACTTGTCTTTATGGATGATATTCAGGCACCACCAGCAGGTACAAAAGGAACGGTAAGAGGTGTTGATGATATTGGTTCTATTATGGTTTCTTGGGATAACGGAAGTAGCCTAAGTGTAGCTTATGGTGAAGATTTCTGCAGGAGGATTTCAGATGAACGATAAAATAAAGGAACAAATTCTTGTAATCAGAAATACAGGAATCACAAATATGTTTGATGTAATAACTGTTCAAAGAATCGCCTTTGAAATGGACTTTTATGAACTTGTAGATTTTCTTGAAACCGATAGAAAGGCTTATGTTGATTTCATTATTTATGGGAAATAAACTACATTTATCTCCAAATTTGACTTGCTATTATGTGCTTTTAGAGTGATATATAGTACTACCAAAAGCAAAGGAGATAAAGAAAATGAACAAGATGACAGAGCTAGCTAAAGAGTACAGAATACCAACACAGGCAACACCAGAAGATTTAGAAACTAGATGGGGTAAGATTATAACCTTTGGAGATAGGGTGATTCTTGTAGGACACTATTATCACCCAGATGGAAATTGCTACTTTGCAGCAGTTTATGAATTCCTAGATGATGACCATACATGCGAGGGGTTTATTGGACTTAGGGAAGTCAGTTACAAAAGATTTGAAGATGATGGCCATGCCATAGAGTGGGCATTGAATCAAAACTAAAAACAAGAGAGTTTCAGAGCTTAGGCTCTGTTTCTCGTAGTAGACCTAAATGGCCTTTTTTGTTAAAAAAATAGAGACTTAAGTCTCTATTTCTCGTTATAAGTCTCTTTCTAACTCTTCAACGATGTTTTCTTTGCTACCTCTAATGGAATGTCCATTATTTATGTATTCTTCTATAAAAACAATGAATTTCTTTATTTCATCTTCAGAAAGGTCTGGAGTCCATAAAGAGTAATCATTATCTCCATGTTTAAAAATTATAGAAGAAAGGGTATTGTCCATAAAAATCACCTTCTTTTCTTATATATATTTTGCCATATATATCAGAATTAGTAAAGAAATTTAAGAGAGGAGGATCAATGAAAAAGAAATATCAGACAAGTAGATTTATGCTAGAGTCATCAAAATATGATAAAGAAAAAGCTGACTATGCGGTAAACTTTATCGAATGTCTATCCCATACAAAAGGTACATGGGCAGGTAAGCCATTTAAATTACTCCCTTGGCAAGAACAGATTATAAGAGATTTATTTGGAGTGATTAAGACAAACGGATATAGGCAGTTTAATACAGCATATATTGAAATACCAAAGAAGATGGGAAAATCAGAACTTGCAGCTGCTGTGGCCTTACTTCTTTGTTGTGGTGATGGTGAGGAAAGAGCCGAAGTATATGGCTGTGCTGCTGATAGACAGCAGGCAACCATTGTATTTGATGTTGCTGCAGATATGGTAAGGATGTGTCCCGCCTTAAATAAAAGAGTGAAGATACTAGCCTCGCAAAAAAGAATTGTATTTCAGCCAACAAATAGCTTTTATCAAGTGCTATCAGCTGAAGCATACTCCAAGCATGGTTTTAATATCCATGGGGTAGTATTTGATGAACTTCATACACAATCAAATAGAAAACTTTTTGATGTTATGACTAAGGGGTCAGGGGACGCTAGAACTCAGCCTTTATACTTTTTAATCACTACAGCAGGAACAGATACGCACTCAATCTGCTATGAAACTCATCAAAAGGCTAAGGATATTTTAGAAGGTAGGAAAATAGATCCTACCTTTTATCCTGTTATTTATGGAGCAGATGAAGGAGATGATTGGACAGATCCTGAGGTTTGGAAGAAAGCGAATCCATCTTTAGGGGTGACGGTTGGAATTGATAAAGTAAAGGCTGCCTGTGAGTCTGCAAAGCAAAATCCTGGTGAGGAGAATTCCTTTAGACAGTTACGACTTAACCAGTGGGTAAAACAAGCAATTAGGTGGATGCCAATGGAAAAATGGGATTTATGTTCCTTTGCAGTTAATGAAGATGAACTTGAAGGAAGAGTATGTTATGGAGGCTTAGACCTTTCCTCTACAACAGACATTACAGCCTTTGTTTTAGTCTTTCCACCGACAGATGAAGAAGATAAATTTGTGATACTTCCATATTTTTGGTTGCCGGAAGAAACACTGGAGTTAAGGGTTAAGCGAGACCATGTTCCATATGATATATGGGAAAGGCAAGGGTATATTCAGACAACAGAAGGAAATGTAGTTCACTATGGATATATAGAAAGCTTTATAGAAAAACTTGGAGAAAGATTTAATATCAGAGAGATTGCCTTTGATAGATGGGGTGCTGTTCAGATGGTGCAGAACTTAGAAAATATGGGATTTACAGTCGTTCCTTTTGGACAAGGCTTTAAGGATATGTCCCCACCAACGAAAGAACTTATGAAATTAACACTAGAACAAAAAATTGCTCATGGTGGGCATCCTGTTCTTAGATGGAATATGGACAATATATTTATTAGGACAGACCCTGCAGGAAACATCAAAGCAGATAAGGAAAAGTCCACAGAAAAAATTGATGGTGCAATTGCGACAATCATGGCACTTGATAGGGCAATTAGGTGTGGGAATCAAAATACAGAAAGTGTTTATGATAGTAGAGGTATTTTATTTGTGTAAAGATAAGACTTTCTTTTGTGCGTTGTTTTTTCTTTTATAACGTACAGAAGAAAGTGCCAAGTATAAATAATCGCCTAAAAATATACTATAATTAGGCGAAAGAAAGAGGGAGTGTATTTATGTAGGTATCTGTTTTTGAAATATAGATAGGGAAGAGTCATCCTTATTTCAGAAAAACTTGATTTTCTGAAATAAGATTAAGTTTAGGGAATTGATACCTCAAACTTGATAAAAATAAAAGTTTAGGGTATAATGTAATCAAAAAGGAGGGATATGGTATGTTGCACTATGAGAAAAAGCTAAAAACTAGAAATATATACCTGAATCAATTGATTGCATTTAAAGACAAAGAACCCGTAAAGGTTATAACAGGAATTAGAAGATGTGGAAAATCAAGTTTATTAAAACTAATGCAGGAATATCTTTTAAATTCTGGAGTTAAACAAGATCAGATTATTGCAATAAATTTTGAATCCCTTGAGTTTCAAGAGATGAATTACAAAGAATTATATGAATATGTAAAGAAAAAAATTCCAACTACAAAAAGGGCTTATTTATTTTTTGATGAACTTCAAAGGATAGAAAGATGGGAAGATGCTATAAATTCATTTCGAGTTGATTTTGACTGCGACATATATATAACTGGGTCCAATTCATATCTACTGTCATCGGAATACTCTACATATTTATCTGGTAGGTATGTAGAAATAAAAATGTATCCATTATCATTTAAGGAATTTATAGATTTTCATGGATATAAATTAAAGGAATATAAAACACCAATTGGGGAAAAGAGAAAAAGAGCAGTAAATGAGAATGATGAAATTGTTGAAATCAGAGACTTATTTGATGCCTATATGCGATATGGTGGTATGCCTGGGATAGCAGATGTTGGGCTTGAACAAGACAAAGCGATGACTTTACTCGATGGGGTATATTCAACTGTAGTTGTTAGAGATATCCTTGAACGTGAAAAAAGAAGAGGCTTAAGACAAATTACTGATGCAGAATTACTTAGGAAAATCATATTATTTTTAGCAGATAATATTGGAAATAATACATCTCTTAATTCGGTAAGTAATACGCTTGTATCTGAAAACATGATCCAAAATCGTGAACGACAAGGGAAACCAGCAACGCAAACTATTGCATCATATGTAGGAGCATTAAAAGAATCATATATGTTTTATGATGTTAAGAGATTTGATATAAAGGGAAAAGAGTATCTAAGAACACTTGGCAAGTATTATATAGTGGATATTGGACTAAGAAATTATTTACTTGGGTTTAGAGATAGAGACAGAGGACATTCTTTAGAGAATATAGTTTACTTTGAATTGCTAAGACGCGGGTTTGATGTGGCAATTGGAAAAATTGATAATTTAGAGGTAGATTTTATTGCTACAAGTGCAAATGAAAAAATGTATATTCAAGTAACTGAAAGCATGAAAAATGAATTGGTAAGAGAAAGAGAATTAAAATCGTTACAAAAAATCCATAATAATTATAAAAAAATGGTTATTACTTTAGATAAAGCACTTGACGATGAATATGATGGAATTCAATCTATTGATGTAATTGAATGGCTATTAAAATAAAATAATGAAAGAACATAAGCATCTACTAATTACAGTAGGTGCTTTTTTGATATAGAAAATTAGGAGGAATGTTAATGGGAATATTAAGTGGATTATTCAAAAGTCGTGATAAGCCAATGAATAGAACAAATGGAAGTGCATATAGTTTTTTAATGGGTGGTTCTTCATCTGGTAGAAGAGTAAATGAACGTTCGGCTATGCAGATGACTGCAGTATATAGTTGTGTTCGTATTTTATCCGAAGCAGTTGCAAGTTTGCCACTTCATGTGTACCTTAGGACCGACACAGGAACTGAAAAAGCAATAGAGCACCCGTTATATAAGGTGCTGCACGATGAACCAAATCCTGAAATGACAAGTTTCGTTTTTAGAGAAACTATGATGACACATTTACTCCTTTGGGGTAATGCCTATGCCCAGATTATCAGAAATGGTAAGGGTGAAGTTTTAGGACTTTATCCGCTTATGCCGGATAGGATGAAAGTGGATAGAGATGATAAGGGCCAAATTTGCTATGAATATTTTGTAAGTGATTCAGATGCAGGAACAGAAAAACAAGGGATTGTTAAGTTAAACGGGTCAGATGTTCTTCATATTCCAGGACTTGGTTTTGATGGACTTGTTGGATATTCACCTATTGCAATGGCTAAAAATGCCATAGGCATGGCAATTGCAACAGAAGAATATGGCGCTAAGTTTTTTGCTAATGGGGCAACACCAAGTGGAATTTTAGAATATCCTGGAACAGTAAAAGATCCTGAGGCCATGAGAGAAAGCTGGTCTAAGGGTTTTTCTGGAGGGAATAGCCATAAGATAGCGATTTTGGAAGAAGGAATGAAGTACACGCCGATTTCTATTTCTCCAAATGAAGCACAGTTTTTAGAAACAAGAAAATTTCAAATCAATGAGATAGCTAGGATTTTCAGAGTACCACCTCATATGGTAGGTGACCTTGAGAAGTCTAGCTTTTCTAATATCGAGCAGCAATCTCTAGAGTTTGTGAAGTACACTCTTGATCCTTGGGTAGCAAGATGGGAGCAATCCATTGTTCGAAGGCTTTTTACTGAGGAGGAAAAGAAAAAGTACTATGTCAAATTCAATGTTGATGGACTACTTCGTGGAGATTACCAATCAAGAATGAATGGCTATGCTATCGGAAGACAAAACGGATGGATGTCTGCTAATGATATTAGAGAACTAGAAAACCTTGACCGTATTCCTAGTGAAGAAGGCGGAGATTTGTATCTCATAAATGGAAATATGCTCCCACTAAACCGTGCCGGAGCATTTGCAAGTAATGAAGGGGAGGAGGAAGAACCTAATGAAGAAGTTTTGGAAGTGGAAGAACAGGGTGAAAAGCCAAAACGAAGAGGAAGTGACAGAACGCATCCTATTCCTTAATGGAACGATAGCTGAAGAATCTTGGTTTGATGATGATGTAACACCACAGCTTTTCAAAGATGAGTTAAATAAGGAAAATGGAAACATTACTGTTTGGATTAACTCTCCAGGAGGCGACTGTGTAGCAGCAGCTCAAATCTACAATATGCTAATCGACTATAAGGGTGATGTCACAGTCAAGATTGATGGCATAGCAGCAAGTGCTGCATCTGTTATTGCAATGGCAGGAACAAAGGTTTTAATGAGTCCTGTATCCATGCTTATGATCCACAATCCTATGACTGTTGCTTTTGGAAACAAGGGTGAGATGGAAAAAGCAATCTCAATGCTAGATGAAGTGAAAGAGTCAATCATCAATGCTTATGAGATTAAGACCGGAATGTCCAGAGCAAAACTATCTCACCTTATGGATTCAGAAACATGGATGGATGCTAATAAAGCAGTAGAGCTTGGTTTTGCAGATGACATCTTAAAAAGAAGTGAAGCTAATGACATGGAAATTCCACGGATTTCAATGATGTATCAGGAGGCACAGGTTGTAAATTCACTGATGGATAAGTTAGCTACTAGATGCAAGATAGAAAATAAAGAAACAAATACAGGTGTTAAGGCGGATTCATTAATGGAACGTCTTTTTTTAATGAAAAATTGGAGGTAGAACACTATGAGTAAGATTTTAGAGATGATTGAAAAACGTAATAAGGCTTGGGAAGGTGCTAAGGCATTCCTTGATAGTAAGAGAGATAAGGACGGCCTTATTTCTGAAGAAGATGCTTTGGTCTATGACGAAATGGAAAAGAAGGTCCATAATTTTAGCCTAGAGATTGAGCGTCTACAGAAGATGGAAGAGCTAGATAAAGAACTATCCAAGCCTATGTCTGATGCGATTGTAAATAGACCGATGAAGGTTGAAGAAAGAGAAGAAAAGAAAGGTAGAGCAAGAGATGAGTATAAAAATGCTATGTTAAATGCTCTGCGTACGAACTTTAAGAGAGTAGAAAATGTTCTTCAAGAAGGTGTTGATGCAGATGGTGGGTATTTGGTTCCGGATGAGTACGATGATAGATTGATTGAGACGCTTGAAGAAGAAAATATCATGCGTTCTCTTGGAACAACTATCACAACAAGTGGACAGCATAAAATCAATATTGCTATGTCAGATCCTGCAGCAGCTTGGATTGAAGAAGGTGGAGCACTTAACTTTGGTGATTCTAAGTTTGCACAGGTGCTTCTTGATGCACATAAACTTCATGTCGCAATCAAAATAACAGAAGAGCTATTATACGATAATGCATTTAAACTAGAGGACCATATCTTGACAGCTTTTGGTAAAGCACTGGCAAACGCAGAGGAAGATGCTTTCCTAAACGGTGATGGTACTGGTAAACCAACTGGTATTTTTAATAAAACTAACGGAGGAACTTATCTAAAGGATGTCACAGCAGTAAAATCTGATGATTTGATTGACCTTATCCATGCATTAAAACGTCCATATAGAAAGAATGCTACTTTTATCATGAACGATAAGGCAATCGCACAGGTGAGAAAGCTTAAAGATAACAATGGTGCATATATTTGGCAGCCATCTTATCAGGATGGTGAGCCTGATAGAATTCTTGGTTATCCAGTTAAGACTTCAGCTTTTGCACCAGAAAATGCCATCGCATTTGGTGACTTTAGCTATTACAACATTGGCGATAGAGGAGCTCGTTCTTTCAAAGAACTTACTGAACTATTCGCAGGTAATGGAATGATTGGTTTTGTAGCTAAAGAAAGAGTTGACGGAAAGCTTGTATTAAAAGAGGCTGTTCAGATTCTTCCAATTAAGGCTACATCATAATTAATGGAAAGGGGTGCTGGTTATGGTTGTAAGTCTAGAAGAAATGAAAAACTATCTTAGGGTGGATACCAGTGAAGATGATAATCTTATTAGCACCCTTATCCAGTCTGCAGAGAAGATGTGCCTTGCTATTGCAAGAAAAAATGAAGAAGATATAATCAGAGAAAACTTTGAAGAATACAAGGTGGCAGTTCTATATGGGGCTGCCTATCTTTATGAACATAGAGAAGAGGCAGACCATCATGAGTTAACAATTACACTTAGATCTATGCTATTTGGAGCAAGAAAGGCGGAATTTTAATGAAAGTTTCACTATTAAATGAACGCATTACTATAGAAAAAAGCAAAATTGAAGTGGATAAAATAGGAAACCATAAAAATGTGTGGAGTAAATACTATTCTTGCTATGCAACTATCAGCAGTGAAAGCCCGCAGGAGGAAACAAGTAGCGGTGCTATATGGGATGAAAGCAAGATTGATTTTACTATTCGCTACAGTAGAGAGGTAGCTGATATTTCATCAATGGGTTTTAGAGTAATCTTTCATAATTCTATTTATGAAATAAAGGGCATTGACCATATGAATTACAAGAAGAAAAGTATGAAACTGCACTGCAGGAGAATGGAAAGATGAGTAATGTAAAAATAGATAGTCTCTCATCTGAAGTGATGAAGGAACTTGAAAAATATGCTGATGTTACAACTGAAAAAGTAAAAAAGGCAGTTCAAAATGCAGGAAAGACTGTGCGTGATGAAATTAAAGCAAGTGCTCCAAGTGATACAGGTAAGTATTCTAAAAGCTGGACTGTAAAAACTGTTAGAGAAACATCTAGTAGCCTAGAGCTTGTTGTTCATTCTAGAAATAGATATCAGCTTACCCATCTTCTTGAATTTGGTCATGCAAAGCGTGGTGGAGGTAGGGTATCCGCTAGACCTCACATTGCAAACGCTGAGGAAAAAGCTATAAAGGTATTTGAAGAAGAGATAAAGGAGGCGATTTCAAATGGATAAGCTAATAGAAATTATAGAAAAAATTGGATTTCCAAGTGCTTATCACCATTTTGCAGAAGGTGAATCACCTAATCCACCTTTTCTTATTTACATCTTACCAGCAAGTGATAACTTTTCAGCGGATGGAAGGGTGTATTTTAAAGCAAATGAAGTTCATATTGAAGTTTATACAGATTACAAAAATCTAGATATAGAAAAGAAGGTAGAAGTCGTACTAGATGAGTACGGCATTTTTTATAACAAATCAGAGGTTTATATAGAGTCTGAAAAACTCTATGAAGTCTTATATATTTTTGAAATGGAGGTAAAGACAAATGGGAAATAAGGTAAAGTATAACCTTAAAAACGTTCATGCTGCAAAGCTGAAAAAAGATACAAGTGGTGCATTTACTTACGAAAATCCAAAGGCAATACCGGGAGCTGTCAGTATCAGTCTTGATGCTGAAGGGGAGTCTAGCCCTTTTTATGCTGATGGTATTGTGTATTTTAGATCAACTGCCAATAACGGATATAGTGGTGACCTTGAGATTGCACTTATCCCAGAGTGGTTTAGAACAGAAATTCTAAAAGAAGAACTTGATAGAAATGGTGTGCTTGTAGAAAAGGCAAACGTATCTGAAACAGAAAAGTTTGCACTGTTATTTGAATTTGATGGTGATATAAATGCGATTAGACACGTTCTATATAACTGCTCCGCATCTCGTCCGTCCATTGAATCTGAAACCAAGGAAGATACGATTGAACCTGGAACAGAAACACTATCACTTACAGCAGATCCAAGAGAGGACGGTCTTGTAAAATCAAGAACTGGAGATACTACATCAGCAGATACTTATGCTAATTGGTATAAGAATGTGTATGTTCCACAGGCTAAAGGTGAAGCACCTAAACCAACAGGACATTAAGGAGGTTTTATGCTAGAAAAAACAGTAAGAGTAGGAGAGGTTGATGTAAAGTTTCGTTCGTCAGCTACAATACCAAGACTATACAGAATTAAATTTAAGAGAGATATTTTCAAGGACCTGTCAAAATTAGAAAAGACATTTAAGGCAAGTGAGGGTTCATTTGAAATAGATGACCTAGAAATCTTTGAAAATGTAGCCTACATCATGGCATATCATGCGGATAGGAGTATTCCAGGAAATATTGATGATTGGCTTGATCAGTTTGAGATGTTTTCCATTTATGAGATTCTACCTGAAATACTTGAACTTTGGGGAGCAAACCTTGAGACGGAAGTTCAGTCTAAAAAAAACTTCCAAAAAGTAGCAGGGAGATGACAACAGCCCTATTTCTACTAAGATGCGTAGAAATAGGGATAAGCATTTCTGAACTTGATTTACTTACAATTGGAATGGTACTAGATATTTGGACTGAAAAATCAAATGACAGCGTGAAATACAGCAAAGTAGCAGGTCAAGCTGAGTTTGATAAGTTCTAATTTATCGTAAAATATGCTATAATAATCAATGAGATAAATGTGAATTTGGGGGAGGTGAGTCAATATAATGCCGCAAATGAATAAAGGAGGTAAGTTTATTTTTGGAAAGTCAACTATTCGTTTAGATGGTACTATTCAATTTCCGACGCAGGCAATAGAAGAATATAAAATTACCAATGATGATAAGATTTATTTGTTTACTGGAAGTAAAAGAACTGGTGGATTCTGTGTTACTACAAAAAAATTACTTTATCCCTCAAAATTAGGACATATATTGCAAGAAACACCATCACTTTTAGAATATACAACTAATTCAGGTGAGTTTGTGAAGTATAAAGGTAGATGGTACTGTTGGGTAAACATATCACCTGATGGCAAAATAAAATTAACGGAAGAAATGATGAAATTTTTGGACTTACAAATAGGTATGGAATTACTTTCTATTCGAAGTAGTGATATTGCATTTACTATGGGAGCAAAAGGTCCTTTGTTGGAAAAATCTCTAAATTATAAAGGCGAGATTCCAATATTTTGAGCAAAAAAAGAAATTTAAATTAGAGATTTGTCTAACTGAATATTAAACTGTTTTTACGACACTTACTTAATGGTAGGTGTCTTTTTTATGTCCATTTTTAGAAAGGAGGGATGTATGTGGCTAATAGAATAAAAGGTATTACTGTTGAAATTGGTGGAGATACAACTGGTCTTGATAAAGCCTTAAAGGGTGTAAACTCAACCATTAAAAATACGCAGTCACAGCTTCGTGATGTAAATAGGCTATTAAAACTTGATCCTTCCAATGCAAAACTGCTTGCTCAAAAACAGCAGTTACTACAAAAGGAAATCTCTGAAACTAGCGAAAAGTTAAATGCCTTAAAAGAGGCAGATAAGCAGGCAAAAATTCAGCTGGAAAATGGAGAACTTGGACAAGATAAGTATGATACCCTTCAAAGAGAAATTATTGAAACAGAAAACAACCTAAAGGCTCTTGAGGAAGAGGCTAAAAAAGTACCATCAGCACTATCTGTTTCCATGAAAGAGGCAGGAGATAAAATTAAAGAAGTTGGAGATAAGACCACTGAAGTTGGTAAAGGTCTATCAACTCATGTAACAGCACCTATCGTAGCAATAGGTGCTGCATCTTTATCTGCCTTTAATGAAGTGGATAAAGGAATGGATATCATTGTTCAGAAAACAGGAGCATCAGGTAAGGCTTTAAAAGAAATGCAAGATAGCATGAAAAACCTTGCTACTTCCATTCCAACAGACTTTGAAACAGCAGGTGCAGCTATAGGAGAGGTAAACACTAGATTTGGACTTACAGGTCAAAAGTTAGAGGAGCTATCTGGAAAGTTTATTAAGTTTGCACAGCTAAATAATATAGATGTATCTACTGCTATTGATAATACACAGAAAGTAATATCTGCCTTTGGACTTAAAGCAGAAGATGCAGGAGCCTTACTTGATACTATGAATGCTGTTGGACAAAGAACAGGTATCAGTATGGATACACTTGCAAAGAGCATGGTAACTAATTCTGCAGCACTTCAACAACTAGGATTTTCTGCATCTGATGCGGCAAACTTTCTAGGTAATATTGAAATGTCAGGAGCAGACACATCACAGGTTATGACAGGTTTATCTAAGGCACTTTCTAATGCAACGGCAAACGGAAAGCCTATGAAAGAGGCTCTTAAAGATATACAAGACAGCATGGTTAATGCAAAATCAGACACGGAAGGACTTGATGCAGCAATTGACCTATTTGGTAAAAAGGCAGGTCCTGCAATCTATCAGGCTTGTAAAAATGGTTCTCTTTCCTTTGAGGAACTTGGAACATCTCTAAAAGATAATCTTGGAAATGTGGATTCTACCTTTAATGAAACCTTAGACCCTATAGATAAGTTTAAGACCTCTATGAACAGTCTAAAGATTGTAGGTGCTGATGTAGGAAATTCTCTAATGACAGTCCTTCAGCCAATGCTAGAAAAATTTGCTGAAATAATGAAGTCTTTAAATGAAAAGTGGAATAGTCTATCTCCCGGTATGCAGCAGGCTATTGTAAAGATAGCACTTATTGCTGCAACAGTAGGACCAGTACTTGTCGTTATAGGAAAAGTTATTACAGCAGTTGGAACAATTACCTCCGCTCTTGGAGGTCTTATTGGACTACTTGGGGGAACAGCAACAGCAACAACGGCGGTAGGTGTAGCAGGAGGAGCAAGTGCGGCAGGAACAGCAGCCGCAGGTACTGCTGCAGGTGGTGCAGCTGTAGGTTTTGGAGCACTTAATGTTTCCCTTCTTCCAATCATAGCCATTATTGCAGCTATTATAGCAGCCGTTGTGGCTATCATAGCTATCATAAAAAATTGGGGTGCCATCACTGAATGGTTTAAAGGTTTGTGGGAAAAGGTGTCAACTACCATCATGAGTATCTGGCAAGGTATCTCAGATTTCTTTAAGGGAATATGGGAAGGACTTGTCAGCATTTTTACTACAGTATGGGAAACTATTAAGAATGTATTGACTGTAGCACTCATGTTTATAGTAGAGCTAATTAAAGGATACTTTGGACTAATAACTCTGCCATTTAGGTTTATTTGGGAAAACTGCAAAGAAACTATTATGACGGTGTGGGAGGCAATTAAGACTGTTGTAAGCACTGTGCTTAACACCATCTCACAGGTTATTACAAGCATTATGAATGCCATAAAAACTGTGATAACAACTGTTTGGGACGCCATAAAAGTCGTAATTACAACAGTTATAAATGCTATTTTATCAGTTATTACTACGATTTTTAACAGTATAAAAAATGTAGTAACAAGTGTTTGGAATGCTATTAAATCAGTCATATCTACAGTGGTAGATGGGATAAAAAATAAGATTAGCTCAGTCTTTGATGCAGTATCAAGCACAGTAAGTTCCATATTTAATGGGATCAAAAATACAGCAGTTTCTATTTGGAATGGAATAAAGAGTGCTATTGTTACTCCGATTGAGGAGGCTAAAAATAAAGTTAAATCTGTGGTTGATGCGATTAAAGGGTTCTTTTCAAGCATTAGGTTAAAACTTCCTCATATCAAACTACCACATTTTAGCATCAGTGGTCATTTTTCTTTAGCTCCGCCATCTGTACCACATCTATCAATTGATTGGTATAAAAAAGCTATGAATAAACCAATGCTCTTAAATGGAGCTACCATATTTGGTAGTAAAGGCGGTCATCTTCTTGGTGGAGGGGAGGCAGGGCCTGAAGTGATTATGGGACTTGATACACTTTCAAATATGACTGCAGGAGCAAATGGAGAACTTCTTAGTGTAATGACAAGAGTTCTTGCTATTATGGATAGATACTTCCCACAGTTTGCACAAACAAGCATCGTGCTTGATTCAGGAGAACTGGTTGGAGGCATTGCACCAAAGATAGATATGGAACTTTATAAATTACAAAATAGAAAGGCAAGGGGGTGGTAAGTGTGTATGGTATGAAAATTGGTGAATTTCATAGTTATAAAGACTTTGGACTTGTTCCAACAAGTAAGCCTATTATTAAGCTACCATCTCCTAAATTAGAATATCTTGATATACCCGGCATACAAGGGGAAATAGATATTACAGAAAGTCTTGGAGGAGAGGTCTTATATGAAATGAGAACAGGCTCATTTGAATTTCTTGTATCAGATCCTGAAAAATGGCAAGAGGTTTATGGGAAACTTTTAAGCACTGTTCATGGGAAAAAGACCAATATTGTGCTTGATACGGAAAAAGACTATGTATATCAAGGCAGGATGTGGGTGAGTGAATTTAAATCTGATAAAAACTATTCACTTATTACTTTAGACTACAAGCTTGAGCCATATAAATATAAGATTTCTGATTTGGTAAATGGTGGAGAGATTATTCATAAACTTGAAAGCATTGTTATTACAAATAGCAAGACTGTGACAATTCCATTTGATTCAGATATGATTATAGTTCCTGAGTTTAATAATAAAACAGAAAATATAGTGACATTAAATTTTAAAGGAAAGAAGTTCAGTATCAAAAAAGGGATAAATAGATTTCCGGAAGTAAGAGAAAGAAAAGATTTAGTGCTTTCTTTAACAGGTAACAGCACCATAGATATTTCATATAAAAGGGGGTGGTTATAAGTGTATAAAATTATAATGGATGAGAATACCATATATTATCCAAGTGATGGGAAGGCAGTTTTGATTAGTTCTACACTGAATCTTGAACTAAATACAGCAGGTTCACTTAGTTTTATATGTCCGCCTGAAAATCCTTACTATGAAAAAATCTATAATAGAAAGTCTATTGTCAGTGTGTATAGAGACGAAAAAGAAATATTTATAGGAGAAGTTAGAGAACAAACAAAAGACCTGCGTGGAAATAAGAAAGTCCAGTGCGTAGGTCTTTTATCATATCTAGCTGACAGCATCCAGCCCCAGATGGAGTACCATGATCAAACGCCCTATCAGTTACTTTCTAAATTTCTTAAAATCCATAATGAACAGGTGGATGACAAGAAAAAGATAATGATTGGAAGAGTAACTATAACCGATCCAAATAACTCTCTATATAGATTCACTAATTATGAAACCTCATTGGAAGTCATCATGACAAAAATGGTAGATAAACTGGGTGGATATTTGAAGTTAAGAAGGGAAGAAGAGCTTCTATATCTTGATTACCTAAGACTTGAAGAAATGGGAAAAGCAACAGAGCAGTCTATTGAATTTGGGGTGAATCTTCTTGATTATACGGAAGATTTATCTGCTGAAGATATTACTACAGCGATTATACCTCTTGGCAAAGAAATAGATGGAGAAGAAAATGATATTCTTAAAAAGTATACGGATATTCAATCTGTAAACGACGGGAAAAACTATCTTGTTTCAAAAGAGGCAAAAGATGAATTTGGCTGGGTCTGTAGGGTAATCAGATGGGATGATGTAACAGTTCCTGCAAATCTTTTAAGAAAAGGAGCAGCGTGGCTTAAGGATAATCAGTTTGAGATGGTAGAACTAGCTTTATCTGCAGTTGACTTATCGGAGTTTGGAATACCTACAGAAACTATTGAATGTGGTGATAGAGTAAGGTGCATAGCTTATCCTTTTGGAATGGATCGAGTATTTCCAGTAATGAAACAGACTATTCCACTTCAAAAGCCTGGAGAAATAAAGGTGGTTCTTGGAAGTAATCAAGCTAAAGGTTATATCCAAAGTTCAGCAGATGCAGTAAGGCAGCTAAAAGAAGAAAACCTTGTTACAAGAAAGATTGACAATGAAAGAGTCCAAAGTGCTATAGATAATCTCAAGGCTCAGATGAATATATCTGAAGGTGGATATAAACTAACAGAATATGATTCCTCCGGCAGATGGTTAAGAGATTTATATATGGATACGCCGGATAAAAACACTGCTACTAAGGTGCTTCAAGTTAATATGAATGGTATTGGAGGAAGTCACAACGGATATGAAGGCCCGTATGCTGTTGGTATGACGCTTGATGGGATGATTTATGGTAATAGAATCATGAGCCACTCTATTGATGCTGAAAAACTATCTGTTTCATATACATCACAGGTAGAAAAACAAATCCTTGATTCAAAGACGGAGGCAATATCTGATACAGACAGGAAACTTAAAAGCTACTACACCATAAATGAGGTTAATACCAGGCTCTCAGCTACAGATAGAAAAATTGAAGCAAGTGTAGAAACTGTAAATCAGATGTTAGAACAAAAGAATGGAAACTATTATGGAACCTATGAACCAAATTCATCACGAGCACCGGCAAATAGTTGGAATTCTGATGTAGTCAGAAAAAACCATGTAGGAGATTTTTTCTATGATACAACCACCGGATATGCATATAGATATATTATGAAAAAACAGGGACTTGAGTTAAAGTTTAATGCAAGTTCTAGGACAGAAAGTGAGTATTATGATTGGGTAGAAATCTTCTATGAATTTGACGGTAAGATTTATGTATTCCCAAGGTATGGTGGAACAAGCATAGCAGGTCAAATAGTTTTCATTCCATCTGATAAATTTTGGCTCTACTGGAGGTGTGACGGTTCGGGGCATGACTATTATGGATTTAAGATTGACTACATTAAAAAAGTGGATTCTTATAAGGAACTTATAGGGGGTGTTTCTAGCTTACCAACTGATGCAGGAGAGATAATCAACCTTTCTGGTAGTAATTATCCTGAATCAGAACACTCACCATACAAAGATAGTACGAGAATGCTATGGAAATATTCCTCATCTGAGAGTATCAGTTCTTCTATATCATTTGAATGGGTGAGAGTAAAGGATAAGGACATACAGGCAGCTAAAGAAAAGGCAGAAACTGCAATTTCAAAAATATCTGTGGTAGAAGGCTCTATTTCCTCAATGGTTCAAAAAGGTGAGTTTGGAACATTTATGAGACAAAATTATAACAGTTTCTTGCTTGGGTTTAATAGTGCAAGCAGTTATGTTCAGATAACAGCAGGAGAAATTGGATTATACAACGGTATGATTGACTCTAGTCATAAGAGAGCTGCCTTTGACGAAAATGGCAACCATTTTTATCGTGATGGGAAGTATATAGGTAAAATTGGTACAAATGTATGGAGTGCAAACAATTCACATAAAGGTCTAGTTTTTGATCTTGACAGTGAAGGAAAATATATGGCTTTTTCCCAACAAGAATACGCAAATTCAGGAAGTTACACTACTATGCTGTGTTTCTCACGTTCAGGAAGTATATATAGTGATTATGGGATTCATCTAGGCTGTAATTTTTATGCTCATGGGTTTAAAATCGTTGATCCACAGTGGAGAGATGGCTTTGGGGTTAATGCAACAATTAATTTTGTACAGATACTTAGGATGAACTCAAATGGGACGGTAGCAAGCTGGGGACCAAATGGACGCATGGTATTTAAAGACGGGATTCTAATGGATTTGAATTATTATGAATAGGAGGTAAAGATGCCAGAACTGATTATTAATACAAATGAAGTAGTGATAAATGAAGGAACACTAAAAAAAGATGAAGTAAAAAAACAGGAAGTAAAAGAAGATAAAAATATACTTCTTCTTGAAGAAATCAACAGGAAGCTGGATTTAATACTAAAAGACAGGGAGGAAGGACATGGAGAAACCAATTATTAATTACGCTCTTGCCTATCAAAAATTTAGAGGAGAGTTAAACTCACATATAGCAGCTATGCAGCAAAGAATACCTATTCCAACCTATATGGTAGAAGGAATACTTGCTGGAATACTCGCTGATGTAAGGTCAGCTGTGATAAGTGAAAACTCACTTGAAGTTGATGCGTTTAGAGAAAACCTAGATAAATACTATGAAGATAGAGAAAAAGAGCTTAATGATGAAATTCTAAAACTAAAAGCAAAAGATGAAGAAAAAGCATAGGAGGGTGACCAATGCACCGAGGAACAACACCAATTAATATATTTCGGACAGATGTGGATTTGACAAATGCATCTGTCCTTTTTATTACCTACAAACAAAATGGCAAGGTCATATTAGAAAAGAGTATTGATGAAGTGAAAATACAAAATAATATTGTATCTGTTTATCTATCTCAGAAAGACACGCTGCTTTTTATGGAGGGAATTGTGACAATCCAAATAAGAGCAAAGTTTTCTGATGGAAGTGCAATAGCATCATCTTTAATACGAACTAGCACATATGAAATTTTAAAGGATGGTGAGATTTAATGGCAGAAATTAATGCAAGCTTTAAAAGAGATGCACCGATGGATACATCTTTTGAAACGATTATCAGGGTCACAGACTCTGGTTCATCTGACTACAATAGCTTAGTCAATCAGCCAAAGATAAATGAAGTAAAGCTGATTGGAAACAGAAGTCTTGAAGAACTCGGACTTAATTCAATTACAAATATTGAACTTGAAGAATTACTTAAATAACAGGAGGAAGAAAAATGGCAACAAAATATTTAGACAACAACGGACTTTTATATGTATGGAAGAAACTAAAGGATACCTTTATAAAAAAGACAGAACTTGATGAAGTAAAGACGGCTATTCCAAAGAATGTAACAGATCTTTTGGATGCTGAAAACTTTGCACTTAGATCAAGTGTTCCAACTAAGGTAGAGAACCTAGAAGATGCTGGTAATTATGCTAAGAAATCAGAAATTCCCCATAGAATTGATGGGATGGAAGGTATTGAGGCTTATGCTAAAGTAGCGGCTATTCCTAAGAAAGTAGCAGAACTTGAGGACTATGTAGACTTTGTAAAAAAAGCAGAGCTTACTGAAGAAGTCAAAGGTCTTATTGGTAATGTAAAATCTATTGAGTTTTCTGTGGTAGAAGAACTTCCAGCTAGTGGTGAAAAGGCAACTATTTATCTTGTTTCAAATACTAAAGGCGATAATGATGCCTATGATGAATTTATCTGGCTGAATGATAAGTTTGAAAAGATTGGTACAACATCAGTAGATCTTAGCGGTTATCTTAAAGCGGTGGATATTAGTAATATTACAAATGAAGAGATTGATGCTCTTTTTGTGTAGGTGTTCTGTATGGCTAAAAAGTTTTTAAGTAAGGAAGGGCTGGATAGGTTTTATGAAAAGATAAAGTCTAAATTTGCACTACTTGATAGTCCGGTATTCAAAGGAAGACCTACTGTAGAAACTCCGGAGTTTGAAAGAACAACGGAAAGTAAGGTTGTTGTGAATAAAGAGTACGTATCAAAGATGTATGACCTTATCGTACAGTATATTGAATCGGAAAAGCCGGCATTTCATATACAGTTAAATATAAAACCGAACGAATGGGAGAAATCAGAGGGTGTATTTAAGTTTAATAGATTAAAAGAAAAAATGCAAAATGTCGAGTTTGATAAGGTATCTATATTTGTTCGTATAGATACTTTAAGGCTTGAGCCAAAGAAATTAGCAGGTATTCAAAAATATCCACTAGGTATAACAAATGAGCTAGTAATTTATACAACATTGGCACCGACTTATGAATTACCGATTATAGTTGATTTATTTGCATCTATGGATATGACAATGTGGTTAGGAGGAAATTAATATGAAAGAATTTTGGAGTATGATTCAGCTTACATTTGCTGGAGTTGGAGGATGGCTAGGATATTTTTTAGGAGGGTGCGATGGACTAATACTCGCACTTCTTTTATTTGTAGTCATTGATTACATAACGGGAGTGATGTGTGCGATAACTGATAAGAAGTTATCTAGTTCTGTCGGGTTTAAGGGCATCTGTAGAAAGGTGCTTATTTTTATGCTCGTAGGAATAGCAAACATTATTGATGTTCAGATTATCAAGTCGGGAAGTGTGTTAAGAACAGCAGTTGTTTTCTTTTATCTATCAAATGAGGGACTTTCCCTTATTGAAAACGCTACACATCTTGGACTTCCGGTACCGGACAAATTAAAAGCGGTTTTAGAACAGTTACATGATAAGGAAAGAGAGGGAAAATAGCATGAGTAATAGTAGTTTAGTAAATATGACAATGCTTAGTCCAAATCATAGTGGTCATAGAAATCAGCCTATTACAAAGATAGCAATTCACCATACAGCAGGTGCGATTAGTGCAGCTACAATCGGTCAGATTTTTAGACCGACATCAAGACAGGCATCTTGTAACTACGGTATAGGAAATGATAATAAGATTGTCTTATGTGTTGATGAGGCTAATCGCTCTTGGTGTACATCGAGTTCATGGTGTGATAATAGAGCAGTTACAATCGAGGTGGCAAATTCAGCAAATGGCGGAAATTGGCCAGTAAGTGATAGGACTCTTGCCACACTGATTGATTTAGTTACAGATATTTGCAGAAGAAATGGTATTAGAAACTGTACCTATACAGGTGGAAAAGATGGAGTGCTTCAAAAGCATGAGTGGTATGCCAATACAAATTGTCCGGGGCCATATCTAGGCAGTAAATTCTCATATATTGCAAGTGAGGTAAATAAAAAACTTTCTGGAAATAGTTCATCTTCTGGTGGAGCGAGCACTTCTTCTTTGTATAGGGTTAGAAAATCATGGTCTGATGTAAAGAGTCAAAAAGGAGCCTTTAGAGATTTCGATAATGCAAAGAAGTGTGCTAATGCCAATGCGGGATATAAGGTGTTTGATGCAAGTGGAAACGAAGTATATCCAAATAAGGTTACTCAATCAAAGAGTGTAGATACCTTAGCACACGAAGTTCTATCAGGAAATTGGGGAAATGGAAGTGACAGAGCAAACCGACTTAGAGCAGCAGGATATGATTATGATGCTGTGCAAAACAGAGTGAATGAAATCCTAAGTGGCTCATCAAAAACAAAGTCTATTGATACTATCGCAAGAGAAGTGATTAGAGGTGATTGGGGTAATGGACAGGACAGAGTAAACCGACTTAAAGCAGCAGGATATGATTATAATGCCGTACAAAAAAGAGTAAATGAAATCTTATAACTAAATAACGAAAAATTGCCTGAAGGTTGTTCCTTAAATGGAATTGATCTTCAGGCTTTTTTTATTTGAGGTTAAAAATTAGCTATTTTTCTTTGCCTGTGATATGCAGGGAGAAAATATTTTAATTTTTATCCGGAAAATCATCTTTAAAACTCCCTTGTACAGTTAGAAGGGAGCAGAAACTATGAACAAAGATGAAAAGGCAAGAATTATAGAATTAAGAGAAGAAGGGCTAAGCTATACAGAAATAGCCAAGAGAATGGATGTTTCTAAAAATACTATTAAAAGTTTTTGCAGACGCAATGGTATCACTGAAACAAAAAAAGATAAGGGAGATTTGGGCGTTTGTGAATTTTGCCGAAAGCCAATTTCTCAGCCTGTTGGAAGAAAGAAAAAAAGATTCTGCTCAGATAGCTGTAGAAACAAATGGTGGAATAGCCATATGGATGAGGTAGATAGAAAGGCAAGCTATGAGTGCGTCTGTAGATATTGCGATAAGACATTTTTTTCCTATGGAAATAAGAATCGAAAATACTGCAGTCATCAATGTTATATCAATGACAGATTTGGAGGTGAGGAGAATGCATGTAACTAATAGCATACCTTCTTCCATTGATGTATCCGCCCGCAAGATGACAAAGGAAGCCATGCGTAAGGATTTTGAATATGAAATAGCCCAAAAACTAACACAATCTTTGCTGGAGCAAGGACTTATTTCCACAGAAGAGTACAACAAAATCAAGGTATTGAATATAGAAAAATTTTCTCCTTTTTATAAGGATTTGATGGATATATGACTTGATAATTACAGCAAGTAGAGTGATATATAGTACTGATAAAATAAGGAGGTGAGACAATGGCAAGGATAACGAAAATTGAAGCTACAAAAAGCTTCGTGAAAGAAAGAAAAATACGTGTCGCTGCCTATACCAGAGTATCAACCAAATCCGAAGAACAGCTACTTAGTTTAGAAATACAAAAGGAACATTATGAATCTTATATTAATGCAAATTCTAGCTGGGAATATGCAGGTCTTTATTATGATGAAGGAATATCTGGAACGAAGATAGAAAAGCGAGAAGGGTTACTTGCTCTATTAAAAGACTGTGAAGATGGAAAGATTGATCGTGTGATTACAAAGTCCATCAGTAGGTTTTCACGAAACACAACGGACTGTCTTGAAATGGTAAGAAAACTTACAAGTTTAAAGGTTTTTTTATTTTTTGAGAAGGAGAATATAGATACTGAACACATGAGTTCAGAGCTTATGCTTTCTATTTTAAGTTCCATTGCTGAAAGTGAGTCAAAATCAATTTCACAAAACAGTAAGTGGTCTATAAAAAACCGTTTTAAGGCAGGAACCTTTATCATCAGTTATCCACCATATGGCTATGAAAACAAGGATGGGAAAATGAATATTGTACCAAAAGAAGCAGATATTGTTAAAGAAATTTTTACTATGACAATTAATGGAATGGGAACCCATCTTATAGCTAGAGAGCTAAATAATAGAAGTATCCCAAGCAAGAAGGGAGCTAAATGGCATGGTTCTACTGTAAGAGGGATTTTACAAAATGAGAAGTACACAGGCGATGCGATATTTCAAAAGACATATACAGACGATAATTATAACCGCCATATCAATTATGGTGAAGAAAATATGTACCTTTATAAAAACCATCACGAGCCTATTATTAGTCATGAGATCTTTGATAAGGTAGCAGAAGTAATCAAGCAAAGAGGAAGAGAAAAAAGCATTGAAAAAGGTACAAGGAAATACCAAAGTAGATATGTATTTTCAGGAAAAATCTACTGTGGTGAATGTGGAGCGACCTTCAAGAGAAGACAGCACTATAAACCAAGTGGAGATTATGTGGCTTGGTGCTGTAATGGACATATTACAGATAAAAATGCTTGTTCAATGATGTATATTCGTGATGATGATATAAAGACTGCGTTTCTTAGAATGATTCGTAAACTGCAGACTGCACATGACCAAGTTCTGAAACCTTTTGTTATGAGTCTTAAGGGAACAAACAATAAGCAAAGACTAAAACAGGTACTAACCTTGGAAGAGCAGATAGAAAAGAATGCAGAGCAGGCAACAGTTCTAATAAATCTAATGAGCTCTAGTTATATCGAGCCAGAGGTTTTTCATGCAGAAAATAATCAGTTGACCTTAGAAGCAGACAGGCTGGCAAGAAATAAACAGCTTATTGTAAAAAGCATTAACGGAGATTTAAACCATTTAGATGAGGCACAGAAACTTCTTAGATTTGCATCTAAAAAAGAAGTTATCACAGAATTTAATGATGCCTTATTTCTAGAATATGTTGATACGATTAAAGTTAATAACAGAAATGAAATAACTTTCGCTTTAAAATGCGGGCTGAATTTAACAGAAAGGTTGGTAAAGATATGACACATACACCATATGGATACCGCATCAAAAATGGAATTGCGGTAGTTGATGAAGTTGATGCAGAAAGAATCAAGGCTCTTTACCAAGAATACATTGATTGTAAGTCTATGAGAGCTGCTACTAAGAAAGCTGGAATTGATAAGACTCATTCAGTTATAGGTAGAATTCTGAAGAATAAAGTATATCTTGGTACTGTGTATTATCCACAGATTATTGATGAAGATATTTTTGTAAAGGCACAGGAAATCAGAGAACATAATGTGAGAAGTCAAAATCGTATAGGAATTTATAGACCTCATATAAAAGCAGAAATCGTAGCTTTTAAGATTAGAAAGATAGAAGAAAAATATAAGGATCCATATAAACAGGCAGAGTATGCATATGGTCAAATTTTGGAGGTAGAAAATGAATGAGAACGTAACATTGATACCTGCTAGAATACGAGCTGGTAATCGAATAACAAGGCAAGAAAATAAACCTAAATTAAGAGTCGCAGCGTACTGTCGAGTTAGTACTGACAGCGATGAGCAGGCGGGGAGTTATGATGTTCAGGTTCAGCACTATACAGAATATATTGGTAGGAATAAAGAATGGGAGCTTGCTGGGATATATACTGACGATGGAATTTCCGGCACTAACATTAAGAAAAGAGAAGGATTCATAGAGATGATTGATGACTGTATGGAAGGGAAAGTTGACATGATTATTACCAAGTCCATCAGTAGGTTTGCAAGAAATACTATTGACTGCCTAAAATATGTTAGAAAGCTAAAGGAAAAGAATATCGCTATCATATTTGAAAAAGAAAACATCAATACCCTAGAAGCGTCTGGGGAACTGCTTCTTACCATCATGGCATCTCTTGCACAACAAGAGTCAGCCTCTCTTTCACAGAATATAAAGTTAGGACTACAGTTTAGATACCAAGAAGGAAAGGTGCAGGTCAATCATGAGCACTTTTTAGGCTATACAAAGGACGAAGATGGTAAGCTTATTGTTGATGAGGATGAGGCGAAGATTGTTAGACGAATTTTCAGAGAGTACTTAGAGGGCGCAAGTTTTAGGGATATAGCAAATGGACTGGAAAAAGACAAAATAAGGACTGGGGGCAAAAGATATAAATGGCATCTAAGCACAATCCGAGGGATACTCAGAAATGAAAAATATATGGGTGATGCACTTTTACAGAAGACAATCACAACAGACTTCATTGAGAAAATACGAATTAAAAACGATGGTACAGTTCCTCAGTACTATGTAAAGGATAGTCAGGAGCCAATCATAGCCCGAGATATATTCATGTTAGTGCAGGAAGAAATGACTAGAAGAGCAAATCTTACAAGTGGAGTAGACGGCAAAAAGAAAAGAGTATATTCCAGCAAGTATGCACTTTCAAGTATCTGTACCTGCACAAAATGCGGTGATATTTACAGGAGAATTGCGTGGAACAATAGAGGAAAGAAATCCACGGTATGGAGGTGTTGTACCAGAGTAGAGCACGGTCCATCAGCTTGTGATGCTCCCACCATTCAAGAGTCAGAATTACAGGATGCAACTGTCAAGGCAATCAACAAGACGCTTAGTTGTTCAGACAGAATGTTGCAAATCCTAAGGGATAATATAGAAATGGCAATTGCAGATGATAATTCTGTTGAGATGGAGAAGTTGAACGGAATCTTAAAGGGAAAGCAAAAGGAACTGGTAAAGCTTGCTCATGCTAAGAAAGATTATACTACACTAGCTGATGAAATAGACATTCTTAGAGGCAAGAAACATGAGCTTCAGGTACAAAAAGCAGAAACGGAAGGTGTGAAAAAACGAATAGAAGAATTAACGGATTTTCTTAAAGGAGAAAATCATCAACTTATAGAATATGATGAGGGTATGGTAAGAAAATACATCGAGGAAATAAAGGTATACGAGGACAAGTTTACGATTCGCTTTAAAGCAAAGGTAGAGATTGAAGTGGTAAGATAAATTATTATAGGTTGGGCAGAACTTCGGTTCTGCTTTTTTTGTTATATTTGTAATTTGATTTTAT